ACTTCACCGAAGTGTTTTTTAACGGTCTGGACAAGCTGGACGATGGCGAGAAGCTCGACAAGAAGATTCGCAAAGACGAAGACTACGAGTTGAAGGGTTGCCCCAAGTGTGGCTACAAACCATTCCATAAACGCTGCATGGCGTGCGGGTATGAGAAGGTGTCGCCTGCCATGAAAGAGGCGCTGCCGGGTCAGATGCAAGAGATTTTCATTGGTGAAGGCAAGAACAAAAAGAAACTGGCTGACAACCTTGAGCACCTTTGGCATCAATGCGTCTCATATGCTCGTCACCACAGCAAGCCCGAGAACCAGCAAGGCCGTGCGTATCACCTCTACAAGAAGATCACAGGGCAAGACCCGACATGGCGATTCACGACTGCGCCCACGGTTGAGATTACCCGCAATGTTTACAACAAAATTACTCAGATGAACATGCAATGGCGCAAAGGAGCAGGCAAATGACACAACAAGACACCATTGAAATGATCGGTGAGGCTGGTGGCTATGGTCACAATACATGCGAACAAAATGAGAAATCTTTTTATCCATTCATGGAGAGATTTGCCAAACTGGTAGAGGAACGTGCAGCAGCTAAAGAACGTGAGGCATGTGCAAAAGTTTGTGAAGACTATGGTCTGGCTGAAGAAATGCAAGCAATAGGAAATGATTTTGCACAAGCAATCAGAGCAAGGGGACAAGCATGAACTATGAAGCATGGATTGCCGAGAAGGTGAATAGCGGCAAAGAGGCGACCATCAGTTTGGCTTTGCTTGAAAAATTAATATACGAGCCTGCGATCAAGCACTGGATTGAGAGCACAGCCAAGAAGTTGGGCTGCAAAGCCACTATTCATTGGAAATCCGATGTAGTGACCTTTTACCCAGTGAGTGCAAAATGAGTTTCATTGCTTTTGCACGCGCCCATGGCATCGACATTGATCCCGCCAAGTTCTACGCCTCGGACAAGATTCGTCGCACTGGCACGGTGGACAAGCCCCGATCAACCAATGGCGCATTCTTTTGGGATGGCCAGCGCGGTTGGGTGATGGACTGGAGCGGTGACGCTCGGGCGATGTGGTACGAAGACCCCCACGCCAAGCCTTGGACAGACCAAGAAAAGCGTGATTGGGCACTCAAGCGCCAGACAGCCAACGCCGACAAAGATCTGTCGTATGAGCTGGCGGCCGAACGCGCAATGATCACCTTGCGCAACGCCAAGCCCAGCACGCACCCCTACCTTCAGATCAAAGGCTTCCCTGACGAGAAAATGTTGGTTTTAGACAACAAGCTGTTGATCCCCATGCGCAACGTGGTGACCAACAAGATTCAAGGCTACCAGTCGATCTATTGGGACGCCCCGAACATGAAGTACGAAAAGAAGATGCTGCCCGGCATGAGAGCCAAGAACGCCGTGCTGTACATGGGCGCCAGAGACGCCTCAGAGATTTGGTTGACTGAAGGGTACGCCACAGGTCTATCTGTGCGAGATGCGCTGCGCAGCACGGGTTCTATCGCGTCTGTGGTGGTGTGCTTCTCAGCATCGAACTTGATTCAGGTGGCGGATCAGATCAAAGGCCAGCGCTACGTCTTTGCCGACAATGACCCAAACAAAAAGCACCCTGAGACTGGCGCAGAGGTGGGCATGATGGGTGAACGATCAGCGATTCAAACTGGCCTGCCTTGGACGATGGCGGACGAGGTCGGTTGGGACGCCAACGATTTGCATAAAAAACACGGTTTGTTCGCTGTTGCAAAAAAAATTATGGATTTGCGGCGGTATGTATTGACACGAGGTGAAACAACGACTGTATAATCCGATCATCAACGGCTTGGTAACCCGTTGTAGTTCACAGAAACGCACTCGCAAACCCATTGGTGAGCGGGCTTCGTCAAAGCTAGGATGTCCTGTCTGTGCAGGCTCTTATGCGGCAACCAAGCCTAAAGCTCGTTCACCAATGGGTTTTTTGCTTTCTGCCTTACCCGTACTCCGCACGATAGCAAGCACCCCAGTCGTGGTGGCGCGGAAGGAAAGCGTACACGGTATGCAACCGTGTGATTGATGATGGTGTAGCTCAGAAAATCCACCACAAGGTGGGCCGAGGCATCGGTGGGAAGAGCAGCTCCGGCAGGGGTACGCGCTGGGTTCGAAGCCAGCCACCATCATCAATCACATGGGCTAGGGGGCAGTTCCCGAACAATCCGTGCGGCTGGTCGAATCATCACGCCGGGGGGTCAACGCAAGTTGCCATGATGATGCTCACTGAGCGGTGAAGCACCCAACCTCCTCCCTTACCCCCATCCTCGTGGGGTAGGGGGGGTCTTTGGGTGAAATCAAGGGAGAGGGGGAAAGCCTCGTCCAGCGCCAAAAACCCCTGCAAAAAAATTTTTGCGCAAACTCCCCTTCCTTAAATTTCATGTTATAGTTTCTCCACCACAATGTCGTGGGATCAACAGGAGAGCATGATGAAAAAAGAAACAGGTGGGCCAGCATTCCCATTACATCAACATGGAACACAAACGCTTGGTATGCATATTACTGGCATGACCTTGCGTGATTACTTTGCTGCCAAGGCAATGCAAGCACTTCTTCATAAATATGCCATAGATAAACACAAACTGATTGCTGATTCGGCTTATGACTTTGCAGACGCAATGCTGGAGGCACGCAAATGAAAAAAATAATTGCATTGATGTTGGTGGTGTTGCTCACTGGCTGCACATCAAACACAGAGTTTGGGCCATGCGTTGGCATTGGAGAAGACAAGAACCCTAATTTGGTCTACAAAGTCAGCGCATGGAATGTGGCTCTTGGAATTTTATTTTTTGAATTGGTTTTGCCGCCCGTATTTGTTGCGGTGGATGAGTTCTATTGCCCAGTGGGTATTAAATGAAATACCACCACACCTACAGCTTGATGGACGTCATGTTGGCTGACCCCGTCAAGCCCATGCCCGACCACAAGCGTGAGCACCAGATCAAAAAGATGAAGGATGGCCTGCTGGCTCTGGAGCGTGCAGCCTACCCCACCATCCATGATTGGGAAATTGTCACCGATGCCCTAAACATGATGGAGACATTGATTGAGATGGGCTGGGCAAAAGACCCCGATGGATTGATTGAAGACGCTGTGAAGGCGCTGGCGATTGCAGGGCAACGATCAATCACAAAGAACGTGCCAATTCGATTGGACGGTGTGGGCATCAAAACAGTCCGTGGGCTTTTGGAAGACTACGAGACAGCCCTTAAAGAGATGCCCGAGCGAACCATGATGCACTGCCACCGCAAGACTGAAAAGCGTGTGCAGGACATCTTGGCGGGTCGTTGCGAAACACATGATGTACAGGTGACCAAATGACACAAGATGAAATTATTGAATTGGTTAAACAGGCTGGCCTTTATGTGGCAACGGATGTGAACTGGATGCCAGTTATTGGTCTTGACTATGCTAAAAATTTAATTGAATTGGCAGCAGCTAAAGAGCGTGAGGCTTGCGCAAAGGTGTGTGATGAATATGCAATTACGCATGGCATGAAAGGCGATGACAACAACAAAGCCCAAGGCTGGATGATGATGCAATGCGGAGCAGCAATCCGAGCAAGGGGACAAGAATGAAATTTACACCACACCCATTCAAGAGTGACATTGTTGAATTTACATGGTTTGACTTGTTGCGTTTAGCATTTGGCAAAGAATTGCGTGACAGCGCATTGATTGCACGTCTAGCAAGGAAACAATCGTGACCGAACAAGAAGACCAACTGGTCATACGCCGCAAAGCACGATTCATGGCTGAAGGATTGACCGAAGTGCAAGCAGAAGATTTGGCAGGCCGCATGTTTGACCGTGACCGTGACCCGATGGATGACCGCCGTGTGTGCTTTGAGTGCACTGGCCACAAAGACAAGCTGTGCCACCGCATCTTGGACAAACAAAAGAAGCCAACATCACAATTGCGGTTTGTTTTGCAACGCTGCGACCACTTTGACCTGAAAGGCAAAAAATGATTTACGTAGGGGTCGATCCCGGATTTTCAGGAGCTTGGGGGATGGTCGATCACCACGGCAAGTATGTATCGTGTGGCGATATGCTCCATGATGGAAGATACATCGACAGCCGTATGGTGCACGCAGAGATGTCTCAGGCGCTGGACAAACAAGACGCTGAGTTTGTCATTGAGTTTGTCCACGCTATGCCCCAGCAAGGCGTCTCCAGCACGTTCAAATTTGGCGTGGCATATGGTGCCGCCATCTCCATTCTCCAGCGTTTCAACAGCACCTTCCACGCCGTGCCACCACGAGTCTGGAAGAGGGCAATGGAGCTGGACAACGACAAAGACAAAAGCCTTGCGCTGGCACGTGAGTTGTGGCCAACAGCACCACTGGAACGCAAGAAAGACAATGGACGCGCTGAGGCGCTATTAATGGCCGAATGGCTGAGAAGGGAGAACGTATGAACCAAGACGACATCAACAAGTCGGTTGACTTTATCTACAAAGAGGGTGCCAAGTACGCCCACGCCAAAGCCGAGGTGACCTATCTTGAGGAGTACCGCAAGAGCAAGAAAGCCATGCTCATGAAGACAGCCCTTGAAAACGGTGCCAAATCAGCCGCAGCCGCGGAGATCGAAGCCTATGCAGATGTCCAGTACATCGAGCTGCTCAAAGGGCTTAGAGAGGCCGTAGAGAAGGCGGAAGCGCTTCGGTGGGGGTTGGTGGCAGCACAGGCTCGAATTGAGGTCTGGCGATCAATGGAAGCCTCCAACAGGGCATTGGATCGTTCGTTGTCGTAAAACTTAGGAGAAACAAATGAAAAAAATCAATGAAGTTCAAATATTGCAGTCTCAACTGAGCGAGGAGAGCAGACAAGCCGCTTTATCTGTTTTGATTGCAAACCAAATTCAGGGTCTAGAAAAACTCATGGAGAACAACACGGCGCATGTTAAATCGGTGTTGGCATACAACCAGTGCGTGGGTTTGATTGAGCAAGTCAAATATTATTCTGAGGCTGCATTTCATTTGCCACAAGAAAATTTGTTGATGGCTGGTTTGTCTATTCCAAAATGGGAAGAACCAATGTTTGGTAAACCATGAACAACACGCTCAACAAGAAAGAGAAAGCATGGGTAGGACTCGTTAAGGAGCTGCCCTGCTCCGTGTGCGATGCACCACCGCCCAGCGATGCACACCATGTCAAGCAGCACAGCCAATACGTCTGCGTTGCGCTGTGCAAAGACTGCCATCAAGGCAGCCGCAATGGGTGGCATGGCCAACGCCAGATGTGGAAACTCAAGAAGATGCAAGAGATTGACGCCTTGAACGTCACGATTGAACGTGCGGTTGACTTGATCGTCTCTGGACGTTGAAAACACAAGTTCTCGTCTGTGTAAAAATACAACACAAAACATAGGGTTTTCACACAAAAAATGTTTGTGAAGGATGGTTTTTCCTTTAACTTGGAGTTATACTAACTCCACTGCAATGATGCAGGTTAACTGGAGAATCCAAATGACAGTCGCAATCAAAACCACCCTCAAAATCGTTGACCAACTCGGCTTGATCCAAGACCAAATTGACCAACTGACCGAGCAAGCAGAAGCTCTCAAAGATCAAATCAAACTGCTTGGCGCAGGCACATATGCTGGCACGATGTACGTGACCACCATCAAACACACTCCAGAGAAAAAATCTACGTCATGGGCTTCAGTTGCCAAAGAACTGAATGCACCTGCTGACTTGGTCGCCAAACACACCAAGATCACCAAAGACATTTTGTCTGCTGAAACAAAACCTTTGTCCAACTAATCAATGGGGCTTCGGCCCCATAGGAGCAAAACATGGAAAACTCAATTCGCATCAACGGAGAAAACCTTCGCCACTTTATCTTTGTTGACCAGTTTGACGATGATGTCTGGATCAGCTTGAACGTGCCTGGTGGCCGCACCCACATGACGTTGACTCACAACCAAACCAAGCAGTTGATCGCCGCCTTGGAAAAAGCCTTGGAGGTTGCCAATGCTTGAAGACCTCAACCCAACAACACGCTGTTACCCGCGCACGCTGCTGGAAGCATTCCCCAACTCAATCGACCGTGCAGGGTGGTTCTACCCACCTGAGCAAAACAATAGCTGGCGCAACCTGCTCATGGCCTACGTGGCTCTGGTGATGTGGGTTGGCTTGGCATATTACTTTTCAAACAACTGAGGACATCATGAAAGAAATTAGCGACTTGCAAAAACAAATCTTGGGAAATGCTGGGCATGTCAAGTTTTTCACTCAACAAGAGTTTGACGAAGCCATGGCCATCGCCCAAGCTGAAATCATGACCGTGGCCATTGAGACAACCAAGCGTGCCATCTTCATCGAGCGCCAAGCGTGCTCAGACTTGGTCAAAGAGCTGGCGGCAGCCGAAGATGAGGGTGAGACATGCACAGCCCTCAAAAACGCGGCTGAAGCCATCCTGAACCGCATCCCAAGCCAAAGGCAATGACCATGAAGCGCTACTTCTCAATCATCGGGTATTGCATGACACCATTCATTGTCAGTTATGCGTTTTGGTACGTGATTGGCGCTGGCATCTCAGCAAGTTGGGATTTGGCTAATTGGACAACGGGTTTAAAAGTTACGTTGACCGTATGGGCGTGTGTCTTTGCAATCATGTTGCTTTTCAAACTTGAGCACGAAAAATGATTTACCTCAAAGAAAAACACAAGGACGGCAAACCTACGATTTGGGCAAGATTCTCAAACGAAGAGTTGGCGCAAGCCACCAAAGCATTGATCCAACTGCGCCGCACTTACAAACACAACTTTTTGTATCTCAGCAAAGAAAGAGCAGGTAAATGATGGATTGGATTGACATTGTTGTTGGCGGCATTGTTGCCATTTTTATCGTAGGAGGTTGCTTGGCGTTGTACGCTGATGCTGTGAACCATCCTTGGGGAGAAGATGATGACCATTGAAGCAATGAAGCTGGCGCTTGAGCATATCGAAGGCAACTACACGGTGTCAGCAGAAGACGCTATCAAAGCCCTAGAAGAAGCACTAGCCAAGCAAGAGCAGGGTGAGCCTGTGGCGTGTTGTCGTGTATTTCCTTTGCGTGGTGATGAATCCATCGCTCGGCATTACATTGATTGGGTAAACGGTCCTGTTGCTGGAGACCTCTACACCACACCACAACAACGCAAGCCGCTGACGAATGAGCAAATTGATGAAATCGCCGATATAGTGTCAAATATGACTTTGGTCGGAATTGTGAATGACTTTAGAACTCGTTTTGCCAGAGCAATCGAAGCCGCCCACGGCATAAAGGAGTAAGCAATGCCATGTAACTTATGTGGAAAATGGAATTGTGTTTGTCAGTATTCACAATCCAAGCAACAGCAAGAGTTTACGTCCGGCTTTTTCAGCCGCAAAGCCATGAAAGAGCATAGCGACTTTCACCCACAACCCAAGGCAGAGCAGGGTGAGCCAGCTACTCTTGAGGAAATACGAAAAGCAATGATTTTTGGAATCCCTCTCTACACCACACCACAACCCCGCAAATGGGTAGACCTGACTGGCGAAGAATTAGAAACACTTTTGCGTGAAAACCGTTCGCTAACTTTAGGCGCAATATGGGCAGTTGCAGACAAATGTAAGGAGAAAAACGCATGATGGTCGAATGGATTTTGTTGGGCTTGGCATGGACTCTAGCTGGACTAGCATGGTCATTGCCGTTTGTGATGTGGTTTGTTTATTACTATGACAAAAAGACAAGGCAACTTATGGAGAAAAGCTGGGCTAACGCCAAACGTAAGGAGAAGAACACATGAGTGCAAAACCAATTCCAGCAAAAGAAGTAGCCGCCAGCATCATGAAAATCATGGATGAAGTTGCTCAGGAATATCCAGAAGAAGAACGTGAAGAGTTAAAGGCGGTCATGCTTGGGCAACTTGGCATGGCGCTGTTCAATGGCCCATCAGAGGAGAAGAACACATGAACAAAGAGGATGTAGAAAACTTCAAAGCGTTGGCAACTGCATTTGCGGATGGAGCCACAGCAAGCAGATACAAAAGCACTAGGTGGTATCAGGTATACAACAAAAAATTTGCTGAGTTGATTTATGAAGCTGGAAAGAGTGACGCACAGCGTAAATGGGTTGGCCTGACGGATGAGGAAATTGATTATTGCGTCAAACTTAAAAACCCCGAAGCAATTGTTGAAGAGGTTGAAGCCAAATTAAGGAGCAGAAACACATGATCGGAGCATTCATCCTCGTGGTGTTGCAAAACACTAGCAACAACAGTTTGGGTTGGGAACGCCTCGGCGAATTCAAAACCAAAGCGCTGTGCGAAAAAGCCAGAGTTCAGCTCATCACTGAACAAGGCAAAGCAGACACTTTTAGAACCGTCCCAAAATCACTTGTTTGTTTAGCAAAGGACATGGACTAATGACACACGAAGCAGGCAAAGGCGACAAACGCCGTCCAGAAGACTCCAAAGCCTTCATGGAGAGCTTTGATCGGATATTCCGACCACAAGCATCAACTCAAGAAAAAATGCGCCAAAACGCCGAAATTGAAGAGTTGAAGCAGATCACCCGCAACCTTGACCGCAACACAGGATCAAACAAATGACCACCGCCAAAAAAACAACCGCCAAAAAACAGTCGGTTGAACCGAGCAAAACCCCTAAAAGTACACAGAAACCAGTGAAGTCTGTAGAAAAAGAATTCGCTATGCCGCAAGAAGTGAAGGATTGGATCGACCAAGCCAGCAGCCGATTGATGCACATGCAGACCAAGATCAATCGCTTAGAGGCCGACAACAAAGCATTGCGCATGGCCAACAAGGTGATGGAGCAGCGCGTGATGAACATGAGCTTGGAGTGATCATGCCACTGTACGAACACCCAACAGACACAGATAAATGGGTTTACAAGCCACAGGAATACACATTCACGCTGACGCCTGAGAAATCAGAGTGGCAGTGTTATCTGTTCGGCAACCGACCCGGACTGACAGGCATTATTTATCGCCCTAACAAAGGCAAGGAGCCAAACTGGTTCGTGCGTTGGATGATGCGCATCTGTTTTGACTGCCTATGGGTAAAGGACAAACCATGAACATCATCATGTATGACGATGAGACGGCAGAGATTGCTGGAACATTTGCAGAGTCATTGGCCAAGGCTATGAAACACACTGGCGAAGCAGTGAAGATGGCTCTTGAAGAATTAAAAACACAGATAGTTTGGTACACGCCAGCCGTGTTGCCTAAACGCCGAGGAGTTCGTGGCCGCGCAAGAGCACTCAAATGGAGAAAGCAATGACACAAGATAAAACATCCCCACGGTTCATTGAGCTGGTATTTGGCAACCAATACGCAATCCGCCTATACAAAACAGACGACAAAATGGGAGGAGAACCCGTCTATCGAATGCAAGGCACGCCGCAAGGCATAGAGGCTATGCAAGCCGACATCGACAGCGTCTTCCCACGAACCACAACTTCAGGTTAAACTCCAGCCCACAATGCACTGAAACGAATGTGCGAAAGGACTGAAATATGACCGAAGAAAAATCCGCGGCAAAGAAAAAAAACGGTAGACCATCCACATACGATCCCCTAATAGCCAAACAGATGTGTGAGCAGCTCAGTGAGGGGATACCACTGAGAGAGATATGCAGACAAGAAGGCTTCCCAGCGTGGAGGACAGTCTACGATTGGATGAAGAAGGATGCTGATCTTTCCACAGCCATCGCGTATGCGCGTGATGTAGGCTACGACGCCATTGCTGAGGATTGCCTGAGGATTGCTGACACGCCTGAGTTCGTGGAAGAGACGACCGAGTCGGTGAATGAGAAGGGCGAGAAGACCAAGTCCATCAAGCGGGTGGACATGCTGGGTCACCGCAAGCTCCAGATCGAGACGCGGTTGAAACTGCTGGCCAAGTTCAATCCCAAGAAGTATGGCGACAGCGTCACCCACAAGGGTGATGACGATGCACCGTTGGTGATCGAGAACAGCCACAACATCTTCGGCGAATTGGCCAAGGCAGCACGATATGCAAGACAGCTCGAAGCCTACGGAAAAGAGTAAGGAGCTGTCCCCAAACCGAAAGTACATCGTTGGGGAGCTTCAGAAGGTCAACATCTACCAAAAGGCATTGTTCGAGTGGGAGATTGGCTGGAGCAATCAGGCGCACAAACACCAGATTGAGCCGCCGGGCGAAGGCTGGAACATCTGGTTGCTGCTGGCTGGCCGTGGAGCGGGTAAGACCCGTGCGGCTGCCGAGACGATTGGCCAATGGGCTATTAACATGCCAAACAGTCGGTGGCTGGTGTCCGCCCCAACGAGTGGTGACGTCCGCGGCACGTGCTTTGAGGGTGACTCAGGGTTGCTCAACGTCATCCCCAAGATATTCGTTGCCGACTACAACAAGAGCCTGCATGAGATCAAGTTGATCAATGGGGCATTCATCAAGGGCATCCCAGCGTCCGAGCCTGAGCGTTTCCGCGGTGGCCAATGGCATGGAGCTTGGCTGGACGAGCTGGCGGCGTGGGACTACCTGCAAGAAGCGTGGGATCAGATTCAGTTCGCCGTGCGGTTAGGCAAGAAGACACGCATCATTGCCTCGACCACGCCTAAGCCCAAGCCCTTGATCATGGACTTGATTGATCGGGATGGGGATGACGTCAGGGTGACTAAGGCATCGACCTACGTCAACGTGGAGAACCTTGCGCCCAGCTTTCAGAAGCAGATTCTCCAGTATGAGGGCACCAAGCTCGGTCGGCAGGAGATTCACGCCGAGATCATCGACCCCGAAGAGGGCGGCATCGTTAAGCGTGAGTGGTTCAGGCTCTGGCCAGACGGCAAACCCTTCCCTAAGCTGGAGTACATCATCCAGAGCTACGACTGCGCCACATCGGACAAGACGCACAACGACCCGACTGGCTGTATCACCATGGGCGTGTTCAAGCCACTGGACGGCGGGATGTGCGTCATCATCCTCGACTGCTGGCAAGAGCACCTGCAATATCCCCAGTTGCGGCCAAAGGTCATCGACGAGTACGAGGTGGTGTACGGCGAAGGCAAGAACAAGAAGCGCGTGGACTTGCTGCTGGTGGAGGACAAGAGCGCAGGCATCAGCCTGATCCAAGACTTGCACCAAGCTCACCTGCCCGTCCATGCCTACAACCCCGGCAGAGCTGACAAGATACAGCGGCTGTCCATCGTGGCCAACATCATCCGAGCTGGCCGTGTGTGGGTGCCAGAGTCGTCCAAGCGTAAGGGATACGTCAGAGACTGGGCGGAGGGCATGGTCACGCAGATATGCTCATTCCCCGAAGGAACGCTACACGACGAGTTCGTGGACTGCATCAGCCAAGGCTTGAGATACTTGCGTGATGGCGGATGGATCAGCATCGACGCACCACCGCGGGATGATTACGATCCAGAGGACGTCATCGATGCCTTGGACTTCAACAAGCGCTCCCAGTTGACCAACCCATATGCCGTTTAGTCGGTTGAACCGAGCAAACTTGCATGAAACTTACAACACCTTGCTGTAGACGTACAGGGCGTGCGAAGGCATAATGACGGCAATTTCCCCCATTGAGGTTGACATGGCCACACCACCACCAGACATTGCGGCAAAACTTGACATACTTCGCCAGCAAGCTGCTGAAAGAGCCAAGCAGGACGCTCAGTATTCACGGCAGACTGATCGCCAGTACACGCCAGTCATTCAACCCAATCCCAATTGGATGCCCAAGAAAGCAGACGGCGGTGTTGTTGACGCCATCAATCGCGGGATGGATACCATGTTTCCAGCACGTAAGTTGGCTCGAATCGCAGTGCTGGCCAATACGCAAGCACCACTGGAAAGAATGCGCAACTCAGTTAATCCAGCGTATTACGACTACGTGATGGATCAAACAACAAAGAACCCAGTGTCGATGCCTTTGCCCAAGCCTGAAGACATGACGCCAATTAAAGGTAATGGATTGGCCAAAGGCGGAACGATGAGCCAAGACGCCATGCGTCTGGCGCTGATGCCCAAATCTCGTAATCATCATTGCGTGACCCACGCCCACCACCTTGAAATAGAAGAGCGCCCACTATGAAAGACCTCGTCGGAAAAGGTAAGCCGTTTTACTCGGCACTGGACTTGGGAGCTAAAGCGCTCAAGCGCAAGGTCGGCACTGGCTCGGAGTTCCTGAAGGAGCTGATGGCGTTGCCCGGCGTCAAGCCAACCGAGCTGAAGGAGCGCAACCTTGAAGGCTTGATGAATGCGCCACGCATGACGCATGAAGAGTTCTTGACCCACTTAGCGGCCAAGCCAGCGCCAGCCATTCAAGAAAAGGTGCTTCAGTACCCTAATTACGATGAACTAGAAAATAAAACACAAGAAATTCTTCGTCAACGTGCTTACAACGAGTTGTTGCAAGAAGGCTATACAGAAAACCAAGCAAAGAAAAAACTTGAAGACAGACTCAGCGAGTTGCAGGCTGAAGAAAGCCATGTAGAAGAAGCCAGAAAAACAGCACGTTCTGATATGTTAGAAAACAAAACATATCATGGCGCATATACATTGCCTGGCGGCGAGAACTACCGCGAGATGCTGATCAAGTTACCTGATCCGCGTTACGACATGGATACAAAACGATTTGAGCTAGATGCCCAACTTCGTCGTGCCGCACCAGAGAAGAGGTCAGCCATCATGCGGCAGATGGATGAGCTGCGTGAGAAGTACAACAACACACCAGAAGTGTTCGAAGGTGTAGGCAGCCACTTTGGTGGAGAGTCTGGCATCTTAGCCAGTATGCGCCTTAAAGATCGCACTGGTCCCAACGGTGAAAAGCTGTTGCACCTTGAAGAGTTGCAGTCTGACTGGCACCAACAGGGACGCGATAAGGGTTACATAGACCCTAATGCAGAACAAAAATTACAGCAAATAGAAAAATTAAAAAGTGCTTTTGAAGAACTTCAGACACGCCGTCGTCAATTGCATGAGCAAGCCAAACAAGAACCTGATGCTGGACCAAGGTTTGACAGCTTAATGGAAGAGGCAAATAGCATCACTCCAAAGCTACTTGAATTGAATAGCCAAATGCACAATCTTGAGCACTTTGGAAGACAACAAAAAGATGCAGTTCCAGACGCCCCATTCAAAAAGAACTGGGAAGAAATGGCACTCAAGCGTTTGATGCACCATGCAGCCGAGAAGGGCTACCACGGCTTGGTGGTGACGCCCGGCAAAGAACAGGCTGACCGTTACAACTTGGCCAAGCATGTTGGCATGGTTGCTTACCATCCTGAAGAGCAAAGATTCCAAGCATTTAAACCAAACAGAGAAACGGTCATGAATGAACGGGGTGTCACGCCTGAACGTATCTCTGAATTGATTGGTAAAGAAGCCGCAGAAAGACTTTTGAAAGCTCCAAAAGTTGGAGATCATCATTTTTTAGAAGGTGAACAACTTCAAATGGGCGGCGAAGGCATGAAAGCGTTCTACGACAAGAAGGTTCCCAATATCCTCAATGCCATCGGCAAGAAGCACAAAGTCAAGACTCAGTTGTATGGCCACAAGTTGCCGCACCCTGAAGCAGACTTGCCTGCGATCAATGAGGCGAACGCAATTCGTGCTCAACATGGTCACCCACCAGTTCATCAAGCTACTTTGCACCACTTCCCCATTACGGAAGAGATGCGCAAAGACATACTCACAAACGGCCTGCCACTGTACAAAGAAGGCGGCATGATCCACAAAGCCATAGGAGGCACAGTGCAACCATCAATCAATCAAATGCGCATGGCACTCATGCAAAACAAATTTGTTGTGCCATCATCTGACCTCAAAACAATTGGCGCACAAGAAGCCCCGCAGCTTGACACCAAGCTCTACATTAACGAAGGCGGTCAAGACGGCATGGGTGGCGTGGACATGAACGCCATGCAGCCGGGTATGCAATTGATGCAAGCCCAGCCCAACCTTGACCCAACCAAGAACCAACCGCAGCAAGGTGGCCAGCCACCCAGCGCAGGAGCATCCAGCCCCGCACAGCAGCCACCCAGCAATATCTTGCAGATGACACGCCAAGGGCAGGCCATGAACGCCATGACGCCGCCCCAGCAGCCTGCCAAGATGAAGAATGGTGGGCACATGAAAGATGGCGGAAGCGAAAAGAAAGCCGCGTTTTCTCCCAAACTTTTGGCATCTACTGCCAGCAAAATGGCAAGCAAAATAGCCAAAGAAAACCCAAAGCTGACTTCAGAAGAGGTAATGAAAAAAGCCTTGAGATTAGCTGAACAAAAACTTAGCTGGGAAAAGCAAACTAAACCAGAAACTGTTGCCAAGTATGGCGAACTTGAAAAATCAAACTTTAGCGACCCTTTATCCAAGCGCATGAGAAACACACAAGAAGTTGTGGAAGAGCGCAAAAGAAAAGCTAATGAGTTTTTAAATCAACCTACAGAAGCCTGGCAGCCACCACCCAAAGAAAAACAAGCATTTGATAGGGCCGCTATTAAAGAGGCTTTGACAGGTTTTCCTGGCATTGAACAGACAGCGTTCCCTCGGGACATGCCACCACGTGCAAACTTGTCACACGTACATGAAGTTTATGAAGACCCAGAAAACAGAGATTTAATTAAACGTCAAATCATGCGTGGGTTACCTTTGGGCGGAGAAACATTTTATGGATCGTTATACCCTCTCAAATTGGCTTCATTAGAAGCCGGTCATGATCCAAAAGCATTTGACAGATTTGTTCACAGCATAGCGCCGGCATCAGCCAGGAATTCAATCATGAATGAAATGGCTGTAGGCCAGTTCTTACGTGACATGCACGCACGGGGCATACCTTTGACAGAAGAGAATGTTCGCGCTGGCATGGAAGAATTTAAGCAAAAATATGGAATCGGTTTGCCATTGATGTATAAAACTCACGGCCAAGGCGTGAGGAATGTTTTGGAAAACGATCAAGATTTGCGCGAGATGAGCAAAGCAAACATTCCAACAAATTACAAAATACCAACTTACGGTACGCAAAAAGCGGGTGATTTTGGTAAATCTGTAGTGTTGGATGTGCACGAAGCCGGCGGCCAAACGCAAGGTAGTCGTTACCACCCTTACTTCAATGAGCAAGGCGGTTTTGGAAATCCTGAATATGGCGCCGCAGAACAACACATGATGAACATTGCCAATGAATTGGGCATCCCAGGTGGTATGGCACAAGCTGGCCGGTGGTTTGGTGGTGGTGAATTAACTGGTTTGCGTTCACCTCGTGGTGACGCGTTAGATTTGCTTGAAAAACAATCTGCATATACCTTGCATCACACAGGACAAAAGCCAACCCCTGCAAACATTCGCAAGCACGTGCTTTCAATGATTGGAACTGGGCAAGGTGTTTTGTTGCCTTACTACAAAAAAGAAGGCATGCAAGATTTGAGGACCGTCAAAAAGAAAGGCGGCGCCGTCAAAAAAACAAAACTGACAGATAATCTCGACACTATGCGTCTTGCTCTAACACGAAATAAGAAGGCTAAATGATGGATGAACTGAACCAACCCGACATCGTCGAGAACGAAGACGGCAGTGCTGACGTCACGATGCCTGATATTGACACCGACATCGAGGAGCTTCCCGACGGCTCGGCAATTGTTAACTTCACAGAAGAAGGCCCCGAAGAGAACCCAGACTTTTACGCCAACATGGCTGAAGAGTACGACAACTATGCTTTGTCGTCTTTGGGTATGCGCTACACCGACTTGGTCAAAAAAGACAAAGACGCACGTGAAGAGCGGGACAAGAAGTATGAAGAGGGTCTGAAGCGTACTGGCATGGGCAACGACGCCCCCGGCGGTGCTACCTTCATGGGTGCCAGCAAGGTGGTGCACCCCGCCATGGCTGAAGGATGTGTGGACTTTGCCGCACGCGCCATCAAAGAGATGTTCCCGCCAGATGGCCCCGTCCGCACCAAAATTCTTGGCAAGATGGACGACATCAAGTCCGAACGCTCAGAGCGCAAGCGTGACTTTATGAACTGGCAGCTCACCGAGCAGATCGAAGAGTTCCGTGACGAGCAAGAGCAGTTGCTGACCCAATTGCCATTGGGCGGCTCACAATATTTCAAACTTTGGTTCGACGAAGAGAAAAAACGTCCATGCGTGGAGTTTTTGCCAATTGACCGTGTGATCATTCCCTTTGCGGCCAGCAACTTCTACACGGCACAGCGTGCCACGGAAGTGCATGAGATTACGCATTGGGAGTTCAACCGACGCATTGCCAGCGGCATGTACAGAGACGTAGACGTTGTCCGCTCGACGCAAGCACCTGATCCCACCAAGCCTGAACAAGCCAACAACAAGATTGAAGGCCGCAACCATCAAGACAACGAAGATGGCGTGCGCAAGGTCTACCACATCTACACATGGCTTGAGCTGGAAGAGGATAAGTACAGCAAAGGCAAGATGGCACCTTACATCCTGATGCTGGACGAGCTGGACAACGAAGTCCTTGGCTTGTACCGCAACTGGGAAGAGCAAGACAAGACGATGACCAAGCTGGACTGGATCGTCGAGTTCAAATTTATCCCTTGGAGGGGCGCATATGCTATTGGTTTGCCTCATCTTATCGGTGGCTTATCTGCTGCTCTTACTGGCTCTTTACGTGCTCTTTTAGATTCTGCGCACATCAACAACGCGGCGACCATGCTCAAACTCAAGGGAGCAAAGATCAGCGGTCAAAGCCAACAAGTTGACGTCACGCAGATTGTGGAGATTGAAGGCGCACCCGGCGTGAACGACATCCGTCAGATCGCCATGCCCATGCCGTTCAACCCGCCCAGCCCAGTGCTGTTCGAGTTGCTTGGCTGGCTGGACACGGCTGCCAAGGGCGTGGTGAGCACTAGCGAAGAGAAGATTGCCGACATCAATCAAAACGCACCCGTGGGCACCACCCAAGCGCTGATTGAGCAAGGCGCCGCGGTGTTTAGCGCCATCCACGCACGTTTACATGAGTCCCAAGCCCGTGTGCTCAAAATCCTTTGCCGCTTGAACCGCTGGCACTTGGATGAAATGCAAAAGGGTGAGATCGTTGCCGACTTGGAAATCAACCGAGAAGACTTTGCACGCAACACCGACGTGGTGCCAGTCTCCGACCCGCACATCTTCAGCGAAACCCAGCGCATGGCTCAAAACCAAGCTGTGTTGGCGTTGGCTGAGAAGCACCCCGACCAGTTCAACATGCAGGCGGTCATGTCACGCTTCCTGAAGCAGATGAAGGTGCCCAACATCAACGAGTTGATGAAAGACACGCCTGCGCCCGAACAGCGCACCAGTGCCGACGAGAACGCCGCCATGTTGCTGGGTCAGCCGTCCTATGCCTACATGCAGCAAGACCACATTGCACACATCCAAGATCACTTGCAGTTTGGCCTCAACCCATTCTTGGGTCAGTCGCCGTTTGCCGATCCGAACTACCTCAACAACTTGATCGAGCACATCAAGCAACACATGACGCTGTGGTACTTGAACCGTTCAAACACTTACGTGGCCAAAGCCAACCGCGGCAAGCCCGTGGACAACTACGACGATCCAGCGCTCACAGCAACCATCGACAAGCTCTACACGACCGTTGGCGGCCATGTTTTGCTTGACACAGGTGAAGTGTTTGAGCAGTTCATTCCAGCCTTCCAAAAGCTCATCCAGCAAGCCCAGCAGCGTGCACAGGCGTCTCAAGGTCAACTGCCGCCCGATGCTCAGGTCGTCAAAGACACCAGCATGGCAGAGACACAACGCAAAACCGCGGCAGATCAAGCCAAGCAACAGTACGAACAAGCTAAGTTGCAAGCGGACGCACAAAAAGCTGCGATGGACAATCAAACAAAGATTGCCATCGAAAACGCCAAGCTGACACACGAAGCAATTTCAAACATGGTGCAACCCGCACCGTCAATGCCGCAACCCGCGGCGCAACCCGCAGCGCCTGCTGCACAACCCCAAGGAGCGCCAAATGGCATCTGATAACGAACAACGAAGCATCAACGTGCCACAGCACAAACGCTTGGCTCAAGGTGCACCCATTAACGGTCAAAGCATGAAAGACACAGGCCAGAAAAAACAAGGTGGCTTGGCTCACGTGCCAAAGAAACATAAATGATTGAACAACTGATCCATGTGATCAAGGTGCGCCAGCAAGAAATTGCGCAATCGTTGATGGCAGGCAATGCCGTCACGTTTGAGGCGTACCAGCGTATGGTGGGCGAAGCTCAGGGACTGAAATACGTCCTTGACTCGTTCGACCGTATGGCGGACGAAGAAGAAAACAAAGAATAAGACCCTAGTCCTTGGGTCTGAGGCCGCGCTGCAAAGCGCTTTAACGATGCACCTGCAATATGGTGTCAAAAGGAGTGAGTATGAGTGAGAAAGACCCGATCCCCACGATTGAGGGGGACGATAGCGTGCCTGATCCAGATCAACTGGCATGGGCATTTCCTGACGTCAAGCCGGGGCAAGCACCCTTTGGCGGTCGAGTGATTGTGCAACTGCGTCGAATCAAAAAGACGTCTGGCCGCATCATCATCGTTGACGAGACAAAAGAGAACGAGAAGTGGAACAACATGATCGGCAAGGTCGTGGCGCTTGGACCATTGGCGTTCAAAAACCGCGACACCATGCAGCCATGGACTGAAGGCGCATGGGCAGAGGTAGGCGACTTTGTGCGCGTGCCTCGTTGGGGTGGCGACCGTTGGGATCGACCTGCACCTGACACCAAAGATGGCGAAGACCCAGTGCTCTTTATGACCATCAACGACCATGAATTGATTGCCAAGATCACCGACAACCCACTGTCATTCAAAACATTTGTCTAACAAGGAAAAACCATGTCAGAAAAAGACGAAAAAGCAGTAGAACTGCAAGTTTCCGAGGCTCAAGATGGCTCCGCAGTCATTGATTTGCCCGAAAACTTTATAACTGATGATGAGGATACGCCTAAAGAAGCAGTACAAAAGGATGAACCAGTCGGTTCAACCGACTCAACAGACGAAGCAGACCATCCAGATGACTCAGATGCCGTGCGTGAAGCCAAACGAGCACGTCGCCGAGCCAAAAAAGACCTGATTCGCAAGACAAACGAGGAAAAAGACCTCCGTTTGCAACAACTTCAACGTGAAAACGAAGAGTTCAAGCGTCGTTTGGCCAGTGTGGAAGACCGCACACGCCAAAACGACCTTGCACGCATTGACAAAGGCATTGAAGACAGCCAAGTCCGCTACGAATACGCCAAAATGAAGCTGGCGGAAGCTGTGAGCGGCAATGATGGCCATGCCATGGTGGAGGCGCAAGAGCTTTTGGATCAAGCCAAGCAAGAGATTGCTCAGTTGAGCCAATACAAGCGTGCTGCCGTCGAGCAACAACGCCAACAACCCCAGCAACGTGACGATATTCAGCTTCCTGATCCTGCTGTGCAGCGCAATGCCGCAGAGTGGATCAAGCGCAATGGCTGGTACAACCCCAACGCAACCGATCGTGATTCATTGATCGCCAAAAAGCACGATGAAGCACTGATTGCCGAAGGCTGGGACGCTTCTGATCCAGATTATTGGCAAGAACTTGACAGCCGCTTGCAAAAAGCATTACCACACCGCTACAATGTGTCCAAAGACGTTAATTCTGACGTTCGCAAACCGAGGAACACTGTGGCTAGTTCTGGTCGTGAGGCTTCAGCATCATTTGGGGGCAGTAACCGCTCCCAGTTCGTTTTGACTCCCGAACGAGTCAAGGCGATGAAAGATGCTGGCGCGTGGGAAAACCCCACACGCAAAGCCAAGATGATTGAAAACTTCATCAAATTCGACCGTCAAAACCGCAATTAATACTTGGAGAACTAATCATGGACTCACGCCTTAAAAAATCTCTCAACGCTGGTGGTCGCCAAGACCGTTCAAACGGGGAAGCATCCCACGCAGCGCCTGAAGATAAGTTCATTTCTACGCAGGAACGTCGCAAGATGTGGAGCGAGGAGTGGACGCAATCAGCATTGCCAAAGCTGCCCAACATGGATGGGTGGCATCTCTGCTGGCTTTCGACAACCAACAGCTACGACTCCATTGATAAAAGGATTCGCCTCGGTTACGTTCCCGTTAAATCGGAAGAGTTGCCCGGCTATGAAAATTATCGTGTGAAGGCGGGTGAGCATGTTGGGTATATCTCGTGCAACGAAATGTTGTTGTTCAAATTGCCCATGGATGTGTATCAGGAAATCATGTTGTACCAACATCATGAGAAGCCTCAAGAAGAAGCGGATAAAGTCCGTGTTCAACTGGAAAGCCTCCAAGGTCAACGCGATAGCAATGGCAAACGTCTCGTGGATGTCGAGGGCGACGGAATTGGCAGTTTTGATAATCAACCAAGCAAAACGCCCGTATTTTCGGGTTAACCTTTAGGAGTATTCAATGAGTGCAACCTCTGCTCCGTTTGGCTTGCGTCCTGCGTTCCACCCCTCTGGTCTGGATCGCGCACAGGCGCTCGCAAACGGTATCACTTCAGGTTTGGCTGTCAACATTTTGAAAGGCCAACCAGTCGTCTACACAACCGCCGCTACCGTCGGTTCAACTGGTGCTGCTAACGGCACCATCATCCCTGCTGGTACACCCGGCAACAGCGCTGCTACCTCTGGCTACCAAGTCGCAGGCGCATTCGCTGGTGTCGAATGGACTGACGTCACTGGTCGTCGCCGAGTGTCGAACTACTGGCCTTCTGGCACCGCATACCAAACTGGTTCTTGCGTTGCTTACTTCTACAACGACGAAAAAATCGTGTACGAAATTCAAGCCGATGGTTCTTTGGCGCAAACCGCTATTGGTAACGAGTACAACTTCAGCAACATCACCGCTGGTTCCACAACCACTGGTCTGTCGCAAGCTACTTTGGCTGTTGCATCCGCTCAAACGGTCGGTGCACAAGGTCAAATGCGCGTGGTTGACTTGGCTCCATACGTGGACAACGCTTGGGGTGATGCATACACGATCGTTCGTGTGACATTGCCATATGTTCAATTTGTTGCTGCTACTACAGCAGTTGTTTAATTAAGGAGCTAACAAATGGCAGCCCCGATGCGCAGTACGGACTTCCGTTCGATTGTTGAGCCTATCCTCAACGAATGTTTCGACGGAGTCTATGACCAACGTGCCGACGAATGGAGCCGTGTGTTCCGTGAAGAAGACGGCATTCCACGTAACTACCACGAAGAACCCGTTTTGTACGGGTTCGGTGCAGCTCCCCAGTTGCCCGACGGTACTCCAGTGACCTACCAACAAGGTGGTGTTCTGTTCTTGAAACGCTATGTGTACAAAGTGTATGGCTTGGCCTTCGCTTTGACCAAAGTGTTGGTCGAGGACGGTGACCACATTCGTTTGGGTCAAGTCTATGCACGCCACTTGGCACAATCTTTGGTGGAAACCAAAGAATTGTTGGCCGCTAACGTGCTCAATACCGCTTTCAACAGCACATACGCTGGCGGTGATGGTGTTTCTTTGATCAACACTGCTCACCCCATCGTGAACGGCACTTTCAGCAACCAGTTGGCCACCGCCGCTGTTTTGTCCCAAACTTCTTTGGAACAAATGCTGATCCAAATCCGTCAAGCTGTTGACAACAACGGTAAAAAAATCCGTTTGGTTCCACGTCAACTGATCGTTGCTCCTGGCAACATCTTCCAAGCTGAAGTGCTGTTGAAATCTGTGCTCCGCACTGGTAACGCCAACAACGACATCAACCCAGTGAAATCCATTGGTTTGTTGGACGAAGGCGCTGCCGTGTTGAGCCGTTTGACCAGCTCGACAGCATGGTGGGTGCAGACCGACGCTCCCGAGGGCTTCAAGCTCTTGATGCGCCGCCGTCTGGAAAAAACCATGGAAGGCGACTTCGAAACCGACTCTATGCGCTACAAAGCGACCGAGCGTTACGATATCAGCTACACAGACCCCCGTTGTGCCTACGGTACACCCGGCGTCTAAACCAAACAGGGCTGGTCTAAAAAGCCAGCCCTTTTTTTAAACCCTGAGTGGTTCAAGCCACAAGGAAGAAAAAAATGCCTCAATTTAGCGATGACCTATTCTTGGGTACTGCCCAAGGTTACATTGGTACAAACAACACAAACTCTGAAGCGGTGATCACTGGTTCGGTGACTGGCACGGTCATGACTGTGACAGCCATGAACTCTGGTGACTCTTTGGTTCTCGGCCAATTCGTGTCTGGCACTGGCATTACTGCTGGGTCATACATCACTTCTTTCGGCACTGGTGCAGGCGGCACAGGCACTTACAACTTGAGTGCTTCTTCGTCAGCCACTGGTTCGATCACAATCACTGCCTCTGGCAACTCTGGCCTCGGCGATCCTTCACCAATGGAAGTTGGCGTTGGTCCTTTGGGTCGTGAGTACGTTTGGGACATGGTTCCACAAACATTGCAAACAGCAAACATTGCCGCTTCGCAGACCCCTGCTGCTGCTGGCAACTTGACGCTGACTGCTGGTACTTCTGCCAAGTCTGTTGTTCGCACAGACGGCACCACAGTGATCCAATTGGACGTCGCACGCGCTGTTCAGTTGACCACCGCTTCTGGCACCATCAGCACAAGCCGCAACTTGACAGTGTCTGGTTATGACTACTACGGCCAACCAATGACCGAAGTGATCGCAACTGGTACAACCTCTTCTGCCGTGGCTAACGTCTCTGGCAAAAAAGCGTTCTACCAAATCTCCAGCATTGCAATCAGCGGCGCATTGCCCGTGGCAATTACTGTCGGCACAACTGATATCCTTGGCTTGCCATTGCGCACATTTGATGCTGGCTACATGGTTCGCGTGGGTTGGAACAACACCCTTGCAAACGATACAGGCACATTCACTGCCGCAGACATGACCACACCCGCTACATCGACCACTGGCGACGTGCGAGGCACTTACCTGCCTTCCACCGCTACAAACGGCGTGAAACGCTTGGTGGTTGTGATTGCTTTGCCCGGTATTGCCACAGGTCCCACTGCAACTCGCACTGGTGCTCTTGGTGTAACTCAAGCCTAATAGGAGGCCACAATGGGTCAATTTAAACCAATGGTGAAAATGTTCACCGATGAGCCTTCAGTTATTCTGAAACTCAAAAAAGGTGGCAAAGTTGCAGCCAAGCACCACGGTGAGCATGGTCATATGTCCATGCACAAAGCCGCTGGCGGCATGATGCACGGCGCTCATGAGGCTTTTGAAGCTGAACATGGCAAAGCCCCCAAAAAGCCTTCTATGGCTGAACGCCGCAAGGCCATGAATCCCAACATGTACGCCAAAGGCGGCAAGGTTGAAAAAGAGATTCACAAGGTCGAAAAAGAGCTGAAACATCACGAGCATTCCAAACATGCTCATGGTTTGAAGCACGGCGGCAAAGCTCACAAGGCTTCGGGCGGCGAGATTGATCGTGACGAAACCAAAACAACCATTGAAGGCAATGCGAAGAAATTCGAGAAGACCAAAGTGGTTGATGGCCAAAAGCACGACAAGCACCATGGCACTGGCATGATCAAGGAAGGCAAACCCGCTGGCTACAAGCACGGCGGCCATGCCCACAAGCACCACAAGGCAACTGGTGGCGCAATTCCTGCTGATACTGACGAGAAAGTCAATAAAGGCAAGATCAAAATGCACGGCACCATCGAAGGCAATGAGCACGACTACTTGAACACCGAGATGCACCAAGCCAAGCGTGATAAAGCGCACGGCACCAAAGGCATTAAGGAAACCAATGCAGGCGGCTTCAAGCACGGTGGACACGCCAAGAAG